TTACTATCGACAGCGAGAAAGCACCCAAATTCAGGGTGCTTTTTTATTTTATGTATCTTTGTAAAAAGATTTTCAAATGATAAATTCTGTAAGAAATACTGTACTTGCTATTATAAACAAGAATAACTATGGGTATATATCTCCTAGTGATTTTAACTTGTTTGCAAAACAAGCTCAATTAGATTTGTTTGACGAATATTTTATAAATTATAATCAGCAAATAAACGAGGAAAATGCAAGGATTTCAGGAACAGGATATGCTGATATAAAACTTGGTTATGAAGAAGTGATTGATAGTTTTTCTGTTACAAAAACTTTAGTACAAAACTCTAATAACATTTATTATCTTCCTAGTCAAACGACTACTGGTGATGATTATTATTTATTAAATAAAGTTCTGTGTTACGACGGCGGTGTTCTCAAGGGTCAAGCTGAAAAAGTTAGTATTAATAAAATAGACTTGTTAAATAAATCTCTTTTAACATCTCCTTCATCTCAATATCCAGCATATACACAAAAGGGAGACTCTATAACTATTTTTCCTGCAACATTTAATGGAGCTTTAGATATACAAGGAACTTATGTTCGTTATCCATTAGACCCAAAATGGACTTATATTACTTTATATAATGGTGAACCAATGTTTGACCAAACGCAAAGTGATTACCAAGATTTTGAATTACCGATTGATGACTCTAATAATTTAGTAGCACGAATACTACAATACGCAGGTATATCAATAAGAGAGGCTGATGTATTTCAGTTTGGGCAAATAGAAGAACAACAACAAAATCAAACTAATACGTAATTATGGCATATATTAATCAAAGAAAATATTATACTAACGACGGTGTCGTACCTACAGACAGTAATTGGGGCTCTTATCAATACGTAAGTTTAGACAACATAATGACTAACTTTGAGTTGATGTATGATGGAAATCATTCGTTAGTTAATAATGAAAATAGATATAAGATATTATTTCACGCTAAAAGAGCAATTCAGGAATTAAACTACGATGCTTTTAAAGAAATAAAAGCATTAGAGTTAACAGTATATGATGATTTGCGTTTTGTTTTACCATCAGATTATGTAAATTGGGTAAAGCTTTATTTGTTTGAAGGCAACACCTTAAGAGAATTAACTGAAAATATTCAAGTACAATCTTCCATTCAATACCTTCAAAACTCTACTGCTGTTTTTGGGTATGATGGAAATAATAATGTATCAACTATAGAGTCTAAATTAGATACTGCAAGAAAAGATGGTTCTTTAAATAGTATTTATTTAAATCAAAATAATGAAGCTGATGAAAACGGTAATTGTATTGATTGTGATGGCGACATATACAATTCTCGTATCGGAGCGAGATATGGTTTAAATACAGAAACAGCCAACATTAATCCTACTTTTACTATTGATAAAAAAGCTGGTGTTATTAATTTTGATTCAACTATGGCCAATAGACAATGTGTGTTACAATACATATCTGATGGAATGGAAAATGGTGATGACTCACAAATAAGTGTAAATAAATTATTTGAAGATTACATTTATGCTTATATACAATATGCTATATTAAATAGTAAATTTGGAGTGCAAGAGTATATTATTAATAGAGCAAGAAAAAACAAACAAGCTTTATTAAGAAATGCTAAAATCAGATTAAGTAACATTCACCCGAGTAGATTGTTGATGAATCTAAGAGGTGAAGATAAGTGGATAAAATAAAATGGCAAACATTCAAAGAAATTTTGTAGCAGGCCGAATGAACAAAAGCCTTGATGAAAGGCTTGTTCCAAACGGCGAGTATATAGATGCTTTGAATGTTAGACTTGGTTCTACTGAAGAATCAGAAATAGGGGCTGTTGAAAATGCTAAAGGAAATACTCAAGTAACTTCTCTTCAATATACCGATGGAACAAAATTAAGTTCTCAAGCTAAATGTATAGGAGCATTTGAAGATGGTGCAAATGAAACCATATACTGGTTTGTACACGACCCTGCTTTTACTGTAGGGGCAACAGGTAAATTAGATTTAATTGTTTCTTATAATGTAATTACAGGAGCAATATTATACCATGTTATAAGTATTAACTCAGGAAATAATACTAGTACAACTTTAAATTTTGATCCTAACTTTCTTATTACTTCTGTAAACAAAATAGATAATTTAATATTTTTTACAGATAATTTAAATCCTCCAAGAGTTGTAAATATAGATTTTAATTACTCTATTCCTTTTAATAATGTAGATCAGTTTAGTGATGGAGAGTTATTAGTAATTAAAAAACCTCCTCTGGCTGCACCAACATTAAATTTATTAAACACAACTTTACAAGACTCTTTTTTAGAGGACAATTTTATTTGTTTTGCCTATAGGTATAAATATTCAAATGGTGAGTATTCTGCTGTTTCGCAGTTTAGTGAACCAGCTTTTCAACCAAGTTTTTTTGAATTTTCTCCTAATAGTTTTTTAAACGAGGGAATGGTTAATTCCAAAAATGGAGTACAAATTACATATAATACAGGAAGTTCAATAGTAGTGGGTATAGACTTATTGTTTAAAGAGTCTAACGATCCTACTATAAAAATTATTGAAAAAATAAAAAAATCACCATTAGGACCACATGATACTAATGCAACTTATGTTTTTACAAACAGTAAAATTTTTACTGTATTACCCGAGTCAGAAATATTAAGATTATATGATAATGTTCCAAGATTAGCAAAAGCTCAAACTCTTATGGGTAATAGATTAATTTATGGTAATTACACAGAGGGATATAATTTAATTGATAAAAATAATCAACCACTAAATTTACAATACACGGTTGCATTAGACACTCAAGATGCTGCTGGAGTAGATTTAAATTCTTCAAATTTATTGGCATTTAATTATACTGCTTTTAGTAATACTCAAAACATAACTACCGCTGGTTTTACTTTTGATTTAGGTGGGTATGAAAGTAAATTAATTCAAGGAGCAAGTTTAAATTTTTCTTTTACCTATCAACATTTATCTTACAATGGGACAGATACTCCAACACAACTACAAGGGGAAACCCTAATTAGTTTTCAGTATGTTTTAGTGGATAATTATACTACAGTATCAGATTTATATAATAGCTCAGATTTTAAATCTAAAATGGGTTTAATAAGTTCTGATATTCAGACTGTGGCAGATGCTCAAAATGGTTTAGGTGCAACTTTAACAGATGCGTTTAATTTTTCTTTAACACCAACTTTATCAGGTGGTGGATTTAGTTATTCTTTAAATCAAACAGGATTAACATCAAGCACAGCCTCGGTTCCTCCATCATCTAATAAAGGTGAACCAATTTCTTCAACATTAAGCGGAACTGAAATAAAACTAACATTTCCTGTAGCTCAATATATTCAAACATCACCAGGAACAAGTAATTTAATTGTATCTTATAATACTTTTACTTCTATTACCGCTACCTTAAAAGAAACTGCAGATTCACAAAGCTTACATAGTAATAGAGGTTATGAGTTAGGCATAGTATACATGGATGAATTTAACAGAGCTTCAACAGCTTTAGTTAGTAATAATAATACTGTAAATATTCCATGCAGAAACTCTGACACTTTAAATAAAATTATTGCAACAATACCAACAAGTCAAGTAGCTCCTTCTTGGGCAACAAGATATAAGTTTGTTTTAAAACCAGATAGAACTACTTATGAAACAATATATTCAAGCATATTTATTAATGACCCAAATTCTAATAATACCTTTTTATTATTAGAAGGAGATAATATTGCTAAAGTTGAAGAAGGAGATAGATTGATTGTAAAAAGAGATGCAAACGGTCCGGTTGAGTCTTGTGTATTTGCTACTGTTTTAGAAAAACAAACACAAGTTGCGGACTTTATTACCCCTGCTAGCGGCAATCCTGTCCCAGGAGGGACATATATGAAAATGAAATCTCAAGATTTTTCTACTGAAGAAAGCGCTAGTGATATAATTTCTTTAGGAACTTTTCAGCAAACTGCGGATAATCCTAATGAAAATCCAGTAGCAGCAAATCCTTTTTATACTACATCTGGAAGTACAAGCACCAATTACAATGTACCTAGCGGAAGTAGAATAGTAATGAAAATAAAACAAAGAAGAGCAGGTGGTGGCGGAGGCTGTGAAGAAAGAGAGAGTGTAATTGAGGAACAATTTATTGCGCAAGATACATACACAGACATGTATCAATGGTTTATAAATAGTAATGCAACTTTTGTAATAGAGAATAATGCCACTACTATTACTGGAGATCCTGCAGACCCCGTAGGAAACGTTGTTATTTCAGGTTTAGTTCCTGGTTCACCTACAGGTACTCCACAATCTAATGGATACGCAGGAGATAATTTAGGTAACTCTACAATGTATACCATATTTGGTGGTCAATCAAATAGCCCATCGACTTCAAGTGATTTATTATTGAATAACTATTATAGGTTTTATCAAAACGGAACAGACACCACATATTCTTTATTAGTAAGCGGAACAGAAGCTTGTAATAATGCTGGTTCATCAAGTAGATATAGATCTCGTGTTGAAATTACATTTACTGTGTTTAGAAGAGATTCAGTTGTTGTATTTGAAACAGAGCCAACCGAAGCATTG